GGTCGGCATACTTTTGTCCAACGCCATGCTTGTCGTGGTCTGCGACGATCACAATATCCTGAGCTGATCCGAACATTTCGCGCAGGCTGCCAGTTACTGGCACCAAGCTGCTGGCACTGAATGCAGCCACGCAGGGCCGCCCGGTTGTTTCGTGGATGGTAGCTGCGGTGGCAAACCCTTCGGCCACATAAAGCACGCCAGGCTCATCCAGTGAGCCTACCATCCAAAATTTCCCACCGGCCTCGCCGCCGGGATGGTACAGCTTGCCCTTTTCGTTGTCGATGTATTGCAGAGTGCAGAGCTGGCCATCCTTGTCAAACAGGGGCACGATCAGCCTGCCATCGCCTGTGATGCGTGCGCCGTGGGGCTGGATGCCTTTGCGTGCCAAGTAGGGATGGTCTTGATGTGCAGCTTGGGCTTGGCTCCAGATTGTCTCGACCGTGTTGGCCGCGACTTCATGCTGCTTTTCCAAGGCCGCGTCACGCATTGCCTTGGCCTCAGTAACGCGCCTTGCATGAGCCATTTCCTCAATGGCTGTGAGCCTGCGTCCTACATCACAGCGCCAGACATGATCGATGCCAATGCGCCAGCAACCAAAGCGTCCGGATGGAACGCCATCGGGATAGGCAATGTACCATCCAGATTTATCGTAACCCTTGCTGCCCTTGGTTCCACTGTTAAATCGATGCATCTTGCCATCGATCTCAATGGGCTTTTCTGGCTTTGCAAGCCCCGCATCAAGGATGGCATTGAGGAGCTGTGTCTCTGGATCGTCAACCCTCTTCTCAGGTGGTGGAGACCAAGGACCGCCAAGGATGTTGGAGAGGTCAGCCATGCAATGCCGCCTCCTGCCGTGTCAAATAATCCGACAGCGCCTTGACCGTCTCGTACAGGGGCTTGGAATCCTCCTGCATAAACCTGTAGACCGTGGCTGGATGCACGCCAGCATTCTCGGCCACTCGCTTGAGGTTGGCGTCCTCAAGCCGTTTCTTGATCTGCTCAACAGTCATCATTTGTTGCACCTCTAAAAATATTTTTGCGGGGGTGCTTGCACTATACCCGATTTTCGGTTTATGATGCAACCACTGCGCGAACGGAATCACCCAAAGGCGCAGCAACCAAAAAGGAGAGCCAACATGGCAATCAACGTGAAGACCACCGGCAGTCTGTCTGCCAACGGTGTGAAAGTCCTGGTCTATGGCCAGGCAGGGGCTGGAAAGACCAGCCTCATCAAGACGCTGCCCAGCCCCATTGTGCTGAGTGCAGAGGGTGGCCTGCTGTCCATTCAGGACGCCGACCTGCCGTTCATTGAGATCACCTCGATGACCGAGCTGCAGGAGGCCTACACCTGGCTGACCAGCAGCGACGAGGCTAAGGCCTACAAGTCGGTGGCACTGGACAGCATCAGCGAGATTGCTGAGGTCTGCCTGAACACAGAGAAGAAGGCTACCAAAGACCCGAGGCAGGCCTACGGTGCGATGCAGGAGCAGATGGCCGACATCATCCGCGCATTCCGCGATCTGCCTGGCCGCCATGTGTACATGAGCGCCAAGCTGGAAAAGACGCAGGACGAGATGGGACGGGTTCTGTACTCGCCATCGATGCCTGGCAATAAGACCGGCCAGGCGCTGCCCTACTTCTTCGACGAGGTGCTGGCACTGCGTGTTGAAAAGGATGGCGATGGCAATACCCAGCGTGCGTTGATGTGCGACTCGGACGGCCTCTGGCTGGCCAAGGATCGAAGCGGAAAGCTGGATGCCTGGGAGGCACCAGACTTGAGCGCAGTCATTGCAAAGATCGGAGGCAAATCATGATGAACGCAGACCTGAAAACACTCAGCGCAGACTGGCTGCGCTACAAGGCCGAAGAAGGCAATGCCACGACTGAGCGCCGCAAGATTGAGGACAAGATCGTCAAGTTGCTGGCCTTGGCTGAGAACTTCGAGGGCACCGAGACTGCCGAGCCAGACGGCTTTGTGGTCAAGATCGCTGGCCGCATTGACCGCAAGGTTGACAGCGACAAGCTGCAGGAGCTGGCCGCCGAGCATGGCCTAACAGATCATCTGGCACGCTTGTTCCGCTGGACTCCAGAGATCAACATGGCGCTCTGGAAGGCTGCAGACGAGACCATCACTCGCCCACTAGCAGACGCAATCACGGCCAAAGCTGGCCGCCCATCTTTCAAAATCACAATTAAGGAGTAATCATCATGGCTTTTCTTGGACAAACTTTTGACGCAAACGAACTGCCGCAAGGCAATGGTGGAAGCTATGCACCGCTGCCTGAGGGCAACTACAACGCCAACATTACGCAGGCCGAGCTGAAGGACACCAACGATGGCACCGGCCAATACATCAAGATTCGCCTGGACATCACAGGCCCAAGCCACCAGGGGCGAGTTGTGTTCTCGAACTTGAACATCAAGAACGCCAACGCCAAGGCCGAGGAGATTGGCCGCCAGCAGCTTGGGGACATTATGCGAGCGATTGGGCTGTCGAAGGTGACGGACACCGACCAGTTGATCGGCAGCAGCGTCAACATCAAGCTGGCGATTCGTGCTGCACGCACGGATGAAAAGACCGGCAAGACCTACGAGGCCAGCAACGATGTGAAGGGTTATCGCGCAATCAATGGTGGATCAGCGCCAGCATTTAAGCCAGCCGCACCTGCAGCAGCACCTGCCTCCCAGGCAGCACCAGCCAAGGCAGCACCGCCCTGGCTGAAAAAGTAAGTTTTTGGGGCGCACAGCGGTAGTGGGTGGGGTTCGACTCCCCGTAAATTGAAACCCACCTGTGTGCCCCACCCAAAGAAAAGCCCCAGGGACCGTGAGGAACCTGGGGCAATGTGGCAACTACAGGAAGGAGACGGATACCATGAAGATACCCGAAGCAAATCATAGCATCCAGGGGTTGATTGACAAAGCACATGAGGCCAAGGCCGAGGTGCCCAGGCCGCACATGGGCTGCAGCCAGCTCGGCCATGTGTGCGACAGGTGGCTGTGGCTGAGCTTTCGCTGGGCTGTGCAGTCCAAGTTTCCTGGCCGAGTCCTGCGCCTGTTCCGCAGGGGCCAGATGGAAGAGGAAACCATCGTCAGTGACCTGCGAGCCATCGGCATGGACGTGCGCAGCACAGGAAGTGCACAAAGCCGTGTTGACCTTGGATGCCATGTGTCAGGCAGCCTGGACGCCATCATCGAGTCAGGAGTACCTGAAGCGCCCAAGAAGCGCCATGTGGCCGAGTTCAAGACGCACAGCAAGAAGTCATTTGATGACCTGGTGAAAGAAGGCGTGGAGAAGTCCAAGCCCGAGCATTTTGTGCAGATGCAGCTCTACATGCACGGCACCAAGATCGACCGTGCCTTTTATCTGGCAGTCTGCAAGGACGATGACCGCATCCACACTGAGCGTGTGCGTTACGACAAAGAAGTGGCCGAGAAGTACATCCAGCGAGGCCACAGGCTGGCCACAGAGGATCGGATACCGCCTCCAATCAGCACAGACCCGAGCTGGTATCAGTGCAAGTTCTGCGATGCGCATGAGTTTTGCCACAGCACCAAGACCACCAAGCATGTGAACTGCCGCACCTGTGCGCACAGCACGGCCACCAAGGCCAGCGAGTGGCACTGCGCCAAGTGGGATGCTGTGATCCCGGTGGATGCCCAACGCACGGGCTGTGAAGGCCATGTCCTACATCCTGATCTGGTGGCCTGGCAGCGCAAGGACGGGCCAGACGAATGGACGGCTGTTTATGAGATCAATGGCACGAATGTGGCCAACGGAGACCCTGAGCAGGAAGGCGTGTTTGGTTCTAAGGAGCTGCTTGCCAATGCTGCTGCCTGTGCGGATAAGGGCTGGACGCAACTGCATGACCTGCGCAAGCAGTTTGGTGGAAGGGTGGTGGGTTGATGCTTCGTGACTACCAACAGCGAACCATCGACCAGCTTTATGCGTGGTTCGAGGCAGGCCACTCAGGCAATCCCTGTCTGGTGCTGCCCACCGGATCAGGCAAGAGCCACATCGTGGCCGCGCTGTGCAAGGACGCGCTGCAGAATTGGCCAGAGACCGTGGTGCTGATGCTGACGCACGTCAAAGAGCTGATCGAGCAGAATGCAGAGAAAATGCGCCAGCACTGGCCAGGTGCGCCGCTGGGCATCTACAGCGCCAGCATCGGAAAGAAGCAGCTCGGGGAGCCGATCACCTTTGCAGGCATTCAGTCGGTGCGAAGCAAGGCCAAGGAGCTGGGCCATATCGATCTGGTCATCATTGACGAGTGCCACCTGGTCAACCACAAGGACGAGGGTGGATACCGAAAGCTGCTGGCCGAGTTGAAGGCAATCAACCCGAGCCTGCGGGTGATTGGCCTCACGGCCACGCCCTACCGCCTGGGGCACGGACTGATAACTGACAAACCTGCCCTGTTCGATGCCCTGATTGAGCCTGTGAGCATCGAGGAGCTGGTCTTCAAGGGCTACCTAGCCACCCTGCGGTCCAAGGTCACTAGGGCCAAACTGGATGTGACTGGCGTGCACAAGCGTGGGGGCGAGTTCATCGAGGCCGAGCTGCAGGCGGCCGTTGACACCGACGACAACAATCAGCGGGTTGTGCGCGAGGTCATTGAGCTGGCAGGAGATCGCAAGGCCTGGCTGATGTTTTGTACAGGCGTCAAGCACGCACAGCATGTAGCCGAAGTCCTACGCCAGCAAGGCGTGACCGCTGAGTGCGTGACGGGTGAAACTCCGAAGAAAGAACGCGAGCGAATGCTGACAGAGTTCAAGGCTGGCCGCCTACGCGCCCTGACCAATGCCAACGTGCTGACCACTGGGTTCGACTACCCTGACATCGACCTGATCGCCATGCTGCGCCCGACCATGAGCGCCAGTCTATATGTGCAGATGGCAGGCCGAGGCATGAGGGTCAAGAGCCACACCGATCATTGCCTGGTACTGGATTTTGCAGGGGTAGTGGCCACACATGGGCCGATCACCGCAGTGCAGCCGCCAAAGAAGGCAGGCGATGGCAATGGTGAGGCACCAGTGAAGGTCTGCGACAACTGTGGCGAGCTGTGCGCCATCTCGGTGGCCGTCTGCCCTGCCTGCTTGCATCCATTTCCTAAGCCTGAGCGCAAGAAGCTGGAGCTGCGCAACGACGACATCATGGGCCTGGAAGGCAAAGACCTTGAGGTGACGAGCTGGAACTGGCGCAGGCACATCAGCAAGGCCAGCGGCAAGGAGATGTTGTCCTGCACCTACTATGGCAGTTTGTCCGACAAGCCCATCACCGAATACCTGCCGGTGCTGCATGATGGCTATGCTGGAGAACGTGCAATGCAGCAGCTCTTCAAGATGGCCAACTCGTCAGGTGCGCATCTGGCCGAGGCCGAGCGCATGGGTGATAGCGAAGGGCTGGAATACTTGGCAGTGCAGATGAGCAACAGTCAACCACCCAAGGCCATCGAGTACAAAATGGACGGGAAGTTTCATCGTGTTTTGAAAAGGAGTTGGACATGACCACCAGACCACCAGAGCCACAATTCCTGCTTGATTACCGCCAGTGGGTGCAGTCTGGGCCGCCGAAGTGCTGCCACACCTGCGAGCATTTCAACCAGGAAGGCCACTGCTCGGTCTTTGACATGAGGCCGCCAGGCGAGTTTGCTGACGAGGTGAATGCCTGCGACAAATGGGAGTTTGCATGTCCGTTTTAATCCCCACCGAACATGAGGAGCAGCGCGAGCTGGTGCGCTGGTTTCGACAGACTTGGCCAGACGTGCGCATCTTTGCGATCCCAAATGGCGGTGCACGCAGCCCTGCCACCGCTGGCCGCCTGAAGGCAGAAGGTGTGGCCTCTGGCGTGCCCGATCTGTTTGTGCCTGCCTGGAGCCTGTGGGTCGAGATGAAACGTAGCAAAGGCGGCAGCCTCAGCGCCGAGCAAAAAGACTGGATTTCATATCTCGAAAGTGTGGGATTCTGTTGTATAGTGGGGAAAGGTGCTGGTCATGCAAAAGAGCAGATCAGCGCTTTTTTCACCAATCACATAGGAAACACATGACCACCCGCATTTATGTCGTCACCGACACCGAGACCAACAAGCACCGCCTGATTCGTGCAGCCAACCAGGCCCAGGCCATTAAGTACGCAGCCCAGACCCGATTCGACATCGAGGTGGCTGGCCAGGACGATCTGGTGAGCCTGCTCACGCATGGCGTGCCTGTCGAGCTGGCCACCGGCCAGGCAATGGCAGACATCTTTGAGGATGTGGTCATCAATGCTGGGGGCACGGACTGATGGCCAAGTTTCGCAAGAAGCCTGTGGTCATTGAGGCCACGCAGTGGTTCAAGATGGGAGACCATCCAGAAGTTCGACCAGGCAAGCACACTGGTGTCCCCATGATCGAAACGCTTGAGGGTGTGCATCTTGTCACCCCAGGCGATTGGATCATCACCGGAGTGAAAGGCGAGCACTACCCTTGCAAGCCTGACATTTTTGCAGCCACTTATGAGGAGGCTACCGAATGACCACTCCCAAGTTGTTGACATCGGCCGTCAAGGATCGTTACATGACGATCCGCATTCCAGCAGATGTTGAGCTGGCGCTGCGCCGCCAGGCTGAAAACGACACCCGCACACTGGCCGCCCAGGTGCTGCACTACATCAAGCAGGGGCTGGCAGACGAGGGCAAGAAGGTGGCCTCATGAAGTGCCCAGTGTGTGGCACCTGGACGCTGGTGCAGGAGACTCGCCAGCGTGCAG